GCTGGATCGCCGTTATTGATTGTTTTGGGAGTTGTCAACGGGCTAGAAACCCAAGCATTACCGCCGCCCGATGCGTCCATTAATGCCCAGTGCGTTGCTACACCCCAGTTGGCTGTGGGGGCTGGGAAGGTAATTGCTATATTGTTCGATGTTTGTCCGCCCGTACCGCTCGACGCTGTGGTTGATCCTGCCGATTGCGTACCAGCAAAATTGGCAAGCGAGGCAGTTACCGCAACCCGCGCATAAGATCCGCCAGTGATTTCAGTTCCTGCTGCGCCCGTATCAGTTGGGTCTGATGTGAACAATGCAAAGTACATGGTTGCCGGTGCGCCTAGCGGCTGCCCACGTACTAAAGCATCAACAAATTTATTTTCTGCATAATTCGTTAAATTTGACATTTCATTACCTCAAAAAAAATCCGCTACCCGAAAGTAGCGGATAATGCACGGGAGAATGTGCCATGGTTAAGCTTTTGATTTTCTGCTCAATGGTTTCTTTTCAGAAACCGATTCATCTTGAAGAGGCGATTCAACGGAAACATACTCAGCCGCATTGCAATCTTCAACAAGATGTTTAGCAAATTCCGCACTGGTAACAAGGATGTCACCTTCGCTTAACGTTCCATACATCGCGGTAACGGCTGTTCTGATCACTTTTACTTTAACGCTTTCCATGAATTACCTCATTCAGTCATTAAGCAGGGGTTAGATCGCCGTAACGAACCGCTGCAGGACGTTCAACCGCTAGCATACAACGACGTTCGGCGCGGATAGTTACCAGGTTTTTAGTAAAATTATCAGAATCGGATTCTGATAAATCAATGATCGTGCCTTCGCGGTTATAGAACGTCGCGGCTTGCGCTAATGATGCAACCAACACATTATCAGCACTTACCGCATTTGTAATCACCACGCGCGTACCAAACAAAGTAGGCATGACATCTTGACCCGGATCTCCCAATAAATAACGATTTTGTGAGTCTTTAGAAAGACGCATTGTCCACCAATCCGCAGGATTCAACATGATGGTATCGGCTGGATAATCAGCCGCCCAGCAATCCCCCAGTATCTTGCCGATTAGGTCAAAGCGGTTATTTAATAACCCAGCGCCTGTCAATGCCGCAGCGGTGTAACCATGTGCAGTAAAATTACCGGATTTAGTAAATCCGCTCATGTTAGGTGCAGTGCCATTACCAGCAATGATCTGGTTTTCAACACGTAGATCGACACCATAAGCCATGCGCAGATTGATATAATCGGCCAGTGCAGCGTTATCATTGGCCAATTGACGCGATATTTTGATCCAATGCGCAACGGTTGCGACAGGTTCGGTGACCGCCGTTGTAGTAACCGAGCTTTCAGGCTTGGCGATGCCCTCGGTTGTTTCCGCTGCCGCATTGGTAAACACGTTTTCACGGACGTAATCAACCGCATTCGATGTGGTTGGCAAGCTAGTCAATAGGCTTTCTAGCGTTAAATTACGCAAAGCGCCGCCGACTATGCCGGGTTTACGATCTGAGAATGTATTGCCTATTGCGTTTGTCACGGTGTTTTTAATTTCAAGACGGACTTTTTGCGCTTGACCGCCGACAAATGATTTGTATTGTTCAGATTTAACAAACAACCCGCCCATCGATTCATCTTGCTTAGCTTCGCCTAATAAACCGCCTCCGCGTTGTTTTATCTGCAGAATTTCATCGGCTAATTCGCGTTGTTTTAACCCTAGGTTGTCGATAGCGGCTTGGGTATCGGTTGATACTTTGCCGATAGCTTTAAATTCAGCATCCGCCTTTTCTGCCTGGTTTTTTAATGCTTCCTCAATCTTTTCAAGACCTTTTAATAACTCTTCTGACATGTTATTTTCCTCTGTTATTAAACAAAATACGGTTTATCACTTCCTGCGCTGCCTTCTCTGTTTCTGTTTTTTTATCAAGATCCCCTTGAGAAAAAACAAACTTAGCCCGACTAACCAGCGCTTCTGTCAGGCCTTTGGAGAGTCTGCCTGCATCCCGCAAGAAGCGCTCAAAATCTCTGATGGTTTTTATTTCTTCAATATCACTTTTTACTGAATCCAAATCGATTCGCGCTTGCGTTTCAGCTGGAAAGACAACCGGACTCACTTCAGCAAGCAAAGTAATATTTTTAATGACTCGGCGGCACATATCAGACCCCTCGACATAGTCATAATCGTCTTTTGACAACATATATCCAATTGACAACCCGTCTAATGTCCCATGTTTGAGCGCTGCATAAGTATCGTTCGCGCGACCCATTCCAAGCGTTAACTCGCCTTCGACCCATAATCCATGATTATCTTCTTCTGCAGAAAGCCATTTCCCGATTGGAAGCTCCCAAGATTCATGTTGCAAAAACATTTTTGGCAAACCATTAACTTCTAATGTTTTTTTATAAGCGCCGGGTAAAATTGTATCGCCGTAGCTATCTATAGAATTAAACACCGAGGCATAACCAGAAAATTTACCAGTTTTCCCATCGGTTTTAATCTGGCAATCACTGAAGGATAGGGTCTTGCGGAACATTTCCACCTCCGTTTTGAATTTTTCCTAACATATTGATCGGAACTAAATTGGTTTGAGCCGTCAATTCGTCACCGCCTGCTATCGGCTCATCGTTTTCTAATTGCCTGCATTCATTGCGGGTTTTTAGTCCGTTTTGTACGGCTTTTGCGTAAATATCCATGCGATCTTTTAAGCTGGCGCGCAACAACCCATCGAAATTAAATTCAGCGGTGTATTTCACGCGCTGCGCGCTCGAAAAAACACGCTTACGGATAGCTTGTTCAATATTGACAAGGGCAGGGCGGATGGTGAACTTGTGAAAACCTTCGATGATTTCGTAAATACCTTCGCCCCAGGCTGTCACATCGGAATGATTTATGAGAACGCTAGGCACGCCAAACCACCGCCCGATTTCCTCAATGCTGAATTTTCTACTTTGCAATAACTGCATATCTTCAGGGTTTAACGTTATTTGCTGGTATTTCATATTAGCTTCCAACACATAAAGCCTTGCTGTGCTACCGGTTGCCATTTCTGCAAAATTACGTTGAATGGCTTCGCGTTGTTCTTTTTTAAGGATGCTATCCACCATTAACACGCCAGTCGGCTTGCCACTAGTAGAAAATAGTTTATTGGCAGCGTTTTGTGAGTTTTTGATTTCATTGGTCGTAGCTTTCATGTAATCAAGCTTAGAAAGCCCTACCGTACCATTACCCATGCCTTTGATATGCAACACGTTTTCTGCTGCCAACACGGCTAAATCCGATCCAATTCGGTAGTGATAAACCACTTCGCCGCTTTCCATGACTACCGTTTCAACTTGATCGGACGCCATCGGCCACATCGCATAGGCTTCGCCTTTTTGATCGCGCTCGATTCGCGCATAGCCATTGTTACGCAAAGCTAAATTAACAATAATAGCCATCCAAAATTCACAAGGCGTCATCCTGCCATTGGGCGATTCATGCAGTAATGACCACAAAGCGCTTTCTCGCGCTAGGTTGCGCTTGCCTTTGCCCATGTCTTGGTAGATCATCAGCGGCAATGTTGAAATGGTCGATGAAAGCAATTCAACACAACGCCACAGCGCAGAAATTTGCAACGCAGCATCGATTGACAGCGATGGCGTATCTTCTACTAAACTAGTCGATGGCAATTCAATTTGCACGCCGCTCGATTCATTTAAACCACTGCTACCGAATCTGAATATTCTTGAGAAAAAACTCATGCGTAGAGTGGAGTATTTATAAAATCATCGAGGTTGACTGTCTTTTGGTTGCCGATTGCAACCCCTGCGCCTTGCACTGCTGCAACCATCAAATCAATTCGCCCGATTGCTTTTGCTTTGTTTAATTTGCGATTCCCTGCTTCATCGCTTGCCGTCACCGCATTGGACGCATTCCAGGTTAAAATGGGGTTCCCGTCGTGGACTACATCACCGTTTAATAACGCGGTTTCAAATTTATCTAAGGCAGGGGACATATCTTTGTATCCCTGGCCGAAAGGCACCATTTCAGGAAGCGGGATGCCTTCGTCTTCTGCCATTTGCTGCAAATCCTCGATACGCCAACGGTCAAATGCAATCAATTGGATATCAAACATCGATTGCAGTTTTGCAAGCTTTCTTAATACGGCCAAGCGGCTAACTGCGCGCCCTGGTGTCGTTTCGAGATAACCCGATTCACGCCATGCAAGATAGGGAACACGGTCTGTTTCTTCCTTTCTTACTAAATCTTCATCGGGCAACCATGCAAACGTTACCAACTGCCAAGGCTGGCTATATTCTTCTGGCTCGATCCATAACACCAACCCTGTCAAATCGGTTGTCGATCCCAGATCCAAACCACCCCATGCGCGTCTGCCTGCCAATGATTTCCAGTCATAGGTACGTTTTGCACGCATCCATACATCTGCAGAGATCCAAGGGCTTTTTGCATCCGTCCATTGGCAAAAATTAAGTCGTCTAACCAAAGCTTCTTTGCTTGGCATGCCACGCGCTTCGTTAACTTGCTCTCTGAGATATCGCATCCCAGGAATGCCAGCTTTTAAGCTAGGGTTTACTTTATGCCATGCTTTCTCGTCAACAAACGGATCATCACCTTGATCTAACGCACAAACATAACCAAAGAACGCATCGTCAACCAACTGACCTGATGCAACGCGCGCCGCATATTCGTGATATTGCCAGCAGGGGCCGTTTTTATCAGACCCAGAATTGGTAATCATGAATATCAATGCTTGCCGTCGGTTTTTTGTACCGGCTCGCATCATCTCCACGGCCACGTTTGTTTTGTGTTCGTGGATTTCATCGACTAATGCAATGTGCGGTCTTGGCCCTGATTGCCCGTCGTCTGATGATATCGGTCTAAAAAAACTGCCTGCTTTACGATACGCTAGGTTCCAGACTGATTCGCCTACACCGCTTTTAGTCAAATTTGCTGAAAGATCAGGTGATTGATTGACCATTGCAACCGCATCACGGAATAAAACCATGGCTTGGTCTTTTTTGGTTGCTGCTGCATAAATTTCAGCGCGCGCTTCGTAATCAGCAACTAAGCCATACAAGCCAATACCAGCAGCGAGTGGCGATTTTCCAGAACCTTTTGCAGTCTCAACATACGCAACGCGGAACCGACGATAGCCATCAGCATTGACCCATCCAAACAGGCTGCCGACGATAAACTTTTGCCAATCCAGCAGGCGATATGGCTGACCTTCATATTCGCCACCGTTTAACCGGAGGATGTCTTCATAAAACCCGATAACACGCTTTACTTTATCGAGGTCGAAAAAAAAGCCGCGCTGGGCG